GAGCAAAAATTATAAACCACCAACACTTACCGATCTTATATAGATGTCTGAATTAATAGCTAGAACTGGTCGAGTTCAAAACTGGATAGATAATCCAGAATCACGTCTACCCGTCAGTTGTACTGTCTTCGTAGTAGAAGACTCAATGGAGGGAGAAAATGGAATCGAAGCAAGTTGGAGATTCGTTTCGCACGCTTTGCGACACGGAGCCGGAGTCTCTATTCATCTATCTAACTTACGTCCAAGAGGCTCAGAAAATGGAAAAGGACTTGTTGCATCAGGTCCAGTCTCGTTTGCCAAAATCTACTCAATATTAAATGAAACACTCAGAAGAGGTGGGGTATACAAAAATGGTGCGATTACGCTGGCTCTGGACATTAACAGTCCTGATATCCTTGAGTACGTGCAGTGTCCTCGTGCTGAACTCCCCTGGTGTAAAAGATGCGTCAACCTTGACGAACGGCTCTGGCAAGAAAGCTCTGAAGATGTTAAGACCGCCATCCTCCACGGAATCAAGTCGGGGGATATTTGGCTTGCAAAAATAAAACACGATAAAAATGGAAACAGAATCCGAAGTAATGTATGCCTCGAAGTCTTCCTCAAAAGCAGAGGAACATGTTTGCTTCAGCACGTCAACTTGGGAGCTTGCAAAATCGGAGACCTCCGTAAAGCTTTCTCTCTCGGTATGTCCGAATTGTGCGAACTCCATGGTAGAACAGGTGTTGAAAAATCTGGTGAATATCTACCCCCAGAAACGGACCGCCAAGTCGGACTTGGACTCCTTGGATTAGCAAATTTCTTAAGACAAGAGAACGTTACTTATAAACAATTTGGTGACGCACTGGAAGCAACATTAGATGGCATACCTGGACTAGGTAAAGCTGGTCTAATAGCGGCAGAATTATATAAAGCAGTACAAGGCGCAGCTGAAATAGCAAGAGACTATAATATGGATAGAGCATTTGCTATAGCACCTACTGCCTCATGCTCATATAAAAGTAAAGATAGAGAAGGATATACATGCACGCCGGAGATCGCTCCGCCTATAGCTCGGTCAGTAGACAGAGACAGCGATACTTTTGGTGTACAACACTATGATTATGGTGATGTAGAAATAGCTAGTGAAGTCGGCTGGGATGCTTATAAAAAAGTAGCCGACATGATCGTAGCAATGTTAAATCACACAGGGCTTCTTCACGGATACAGCTTTAACTCTTGGAGTGACGTTGTAACCTACGACAATGCGTTCGTGGAAGAGTGGCTGGATAGTCCCCAAACCTCGCTGTATTACAGCCTTCAAATCATGGGTGACGTACAAGATAAATCAGATGCTTACGCTGCTCTAGATAAAGACGAAGTTGAAGACTACTTAGCGGGGATTCTAAACAACGAACCCGTTTCATGCGATTGTCAAGAATGAAAAACCCATATGAAAAACTACTTAACCGTAAGAGAACCTGGACTCCTGTCCAGACAACAGGAGGAACACTTAAAGATGGAGCTGAAGAGACCATCTACCGTGCTCTGGCAATACGTCACATGGAGCTACCAGTCGGGGATTTTATCTCCGAAGCTCTTGAGAAGGATGTACCAGCTAGTGCACGAAAGCTTCTAGAATCAAATGTAAAAGACGAAATAAAGCATGATCTCGCTCTCGGCTACGTAACAAATGCCATTGGCGTAAATGAAAATGCAGAAAAAGAAGCTTTTCTTCTACGTGATGCTTGGGAAGAACACCCAGATCACATGATCACCAAAGCCTTAGTAATAGAACGTGCAATCTTCTTTGTACTTTTGCCTTTTTTTAGGTTTAATGGCGATGCTGGTCTCAGAACGGTATCAGCTGATATTTCCAGAGACGAACAAATACACGTGGCCACTAATAGTCTCGTATGTGCTGATATGGGTCTTACTCCTAGTAAATCTCTGGATAAACTTAGGAAAGCCACAATTAATTGGATATTACAACCCCTAGGTATAAATACCCAAGACAGATATTTAGACAAAAAATTTTGGCTGGATGCTAGCGATTCCTTGATGTATCAAGGTAAAGCTCCAAGTTTTTCTGAGACACGAAGAGCACGCATGCCAGCATTTTTCGAACATGCAAACACAAATCTCCCTCAGTACTCTTAAGCTCCATAACGAAAGGTTAGACCAGCTGATAGATAAGCTTGAGGAAAACTTCGGTTGGAAACCCATCCATCCTAAAGAACCAATCGAATCAATTATGTACCGCGCTGGTCAAGCCAGTGTCATCGAATATATCAACTCAATCATGGAGGATGAAATCTAATGTGCCCACCAGCAATAATGGGAGGCTTAAAATTCTTAGCACCTATCATACTGCCTAGCTTAGTGAATAGATTCTTAGGAGGTAATAACCAACAACAACAATCTGGTCCAAAAGATTATGCACGTGGTCTAGCTACTAAAAACGTGAAAACACCTGTAGCTGGTGAGGATTTAGTAGTTGAGGATGAGGAAAGCAAAGCCGAAGCAGCAAGAGCTCAACAAGCTGTTGATTCTGCAAAAAGAAAACTAAAAGGTGTAGATAGATTTGAGTCTAAAGATAAACCAGGTCCAGGCGTTGAACAAACTACTAAGGAAATAAAAGACGCTACTGAGACTTCAACTGGACACAATTTAGGCACCCCCGCAGCAACGTATTAAATAAATGGCTACAGCACGAGAAAGATACAATCAACTGTCCTCTAACCGTACTCAGTTCCTTGATACAGCAGTTGAATGTTCAGAACTTACGTTGCCTTATTTAGTTAAAGACGATACCAACACCAACCGTAAGACGCTAAGAACTCCTTGGCAATCAGTTGGTGCTAAGGCGGTAGTGAATTTAAGTGCCAAACTTGGTCTTGCTTTACTACCTCCACAGACAACATTTTTCAAGCTACAAATTAGAGACGATAAGTTAGGAGAAGAACTATCCCCTGAAGTTAGAAGTGAATTAGATCTAACCTTTTCCAAAATGGAAAGAATGGTTATGGATTATATCAATGCTTCTAGTGACAGAGTGATTCTTAATCAGGCTTTAAAACATCTAGTTGTATCTGGAAATGCTTTAATATTTATGGGCAAAGATGGTCTCAAGCACTATCCCCTCAACCGTTACGTTGTTAACCGTGATGGAAACGGGAACGTCATCGAGATCGTCACAAAGGAACTTATAAGTCGCAAGTTATTAGACCTTCCAAAGGAAGTTAATCAACCTAACTCAGGTATTGACGAGACTACAGGAGGCTATGGAACTGATGACAAAGACGTTGAGGTTTATACCTGCGTCAAAATAGATGATAAAAGTGGACGTTGGACCTGGTACCAAGAGGCTTTCGATAAGATCATCGAAGGTACACGCAGTACAGCTCCTAAGAACACTAGTCCCTGGCTCGTTCTCAGATTCAACACTGTTGACGGAGAAGACTACGGGCGTGGCAGGGTAGAAGAATTTCTAGGTGATATCAGATCACTAGAAGGATTGAGTCAAGCTTTAGTTGAAGGAGCTAGTGCAGCCTCGAAAGTAATCTTTCTAGTTAGTCCATCCTCTACCACAAAGCCAAAGACAATTGCAGATGCTGGTAACGGCGCAATCGTACAAGGTAGACCAGAGGATGTAGCTGTAATTCAAGTAGGTAAGACTGCTGATTTCAGAACAGCTGCTGAACAAGCTCAATCAATTGAAAGAAGAATTAGTGATGCTTTCCTTATCCTGAATATCAGGCAAAGTGAGCGCACTACAGCTGAAGAGGTACGCCTTACTCAGTTAGAGCTAGAGCAACAATTGGGAGGATTATTCTCACTGCTCACTGTAGAGTTTCTAATACCTTACTTAGATAGAACACTACACATACTACAACGTAGTAATCAACTACCTAAGATACCTAAAGACTTAGTACGTCCTCAAATAGTTGCTGGTGTTAACGCACTGGGTAGAGGACAAGATAGAGAAAGTCTCACACAATTCGTTGGAACTATTGCACAAACAATGGGTCCAGAAGCTTTAATGAAGCTGATAGATCCTAGTGAATACATCAAACGTTTAGCAGCTGCACAAGGTATTGATGTCTTGAATCTAGTTAAGACAGAAGAGCAGCTACAACAAGAGGCACAACAACAACAAGAGGCACAAGCTAATCAATCCATGACAGATCAGTTAGGTCAACTAGCTAGTTCTCCGATGATGGATCCAAGCAAGCAACCTCCTGAACCACCTACACCAGAAGAATAAATGGCAGAGACATTAACGTTCGACAATACAACTGAACAAACATCAGCAGATAATCTTACAAGTGAAGAACAAGATTCCCTGCAAGTTGGTGAACAGATACAAGAGCAAGAGAATCAACTATTAGCAGGTAAGTATGAGAATGCTCAAGAGTTAGAGAAAGCTTACATTGAACTCCAAAAGAAAATGGGTTCAGATGCTAAGGAAGAAGGTGAAGAAGTTTCTAAAGAAACAGAAGAAGAATCACCAAAAGTTGATCTAGAAGTTACACCTGCTGTAGAGGCTCTCACTACTGCAGCTTTAGAATTTGAAAAGTCAGGACAATTAACTCCTGAGACAATGGAAAAATTCAAAGAGATGAGTAGCTCAGAGATAGTAGATACTTATACAAAGATGTATGCTGAGGCACTGAATCAAGGGTATAGTCCCGATGGATCTAACACAGCTACTGCAGATATCACTGAAGCTCAAGCAAATTCCATACAGAATTCAGTTGGAGGTGAAAAGGCATACGACAACATGCTTAGATGGGCTACAGATAATCTACCTAAAGCTAAGATGGATTCCTTTGATAAGTTAGTAGATACTGGAAATATTGAGGCTATTCAACTAGCAGTAGATGGACTTAAATCTCAATACGATAACGCAAACGGATACGAAGGAAGAATGTTAACTGGTAAAGCACCTCAAACTTCAGGTGACATATTTAGAAGTCAAGCTGAAGTAGTTAAAGCTATGAGTCATCCTGATTATGATAATGACCCAGCTTACAGACAAGACGTAGTAGATAAATTAGCTAGATCTGACGTTCAATTCTAAGTAGTCATGGCGACCTGACCTATCATCCTCGCCATTCACCTACTT